TGTCTTGTAATATACTTTACTACATTACCTTCAAGAAAGGTAAGATTATTTTCTACAATATAATCAACAGGTTGTATCTTACATGTCTTGTAATGGTCACCACCTACCTGTCTATCAGTAGCAATCCTAGCTTCTTTTTCTATGTTTGTTTTCTTAAAACCTTTTACACTTTTTACTGTATCTGCAATAGCTTTATCCATCAATCCCATTTTATTCCCCTATTTACTGTTTAATACTGCATTAATTTTTTGTCTAACAAATTTAATTTCTTTAGAGTGTATCACTTTATAAGCAAATTGTCTAGTATAATTTGAACTTAACCCTGCTTGTTCACAAACAAATTCAAAGTTATCACATGTAACTCCTACACTACAAAAAAACCAAGCTACTGCTCTGTTCCTATTTAAAATAGAAATAGATGATTCTTTTTTTTCTTTAGGTTTTGTTGCATCTAATAAAGCTTGAAATATAACAGCAAGAAATAATTTTCTTTCTGGTGATTCACTTTTCTTTACAGTTGCTAAAACTGAAACCTCTAAATCAATTGTCCTTTTCATTATTTACTATAGTATGTAACATCTCTATTGCATCTGTAGCTTCAGATGCTTTATGTACTAATTCAATTACATCTTCTACAATCTTAGGATGTTCTCCTACACCTACAGGATTGTTAATATGTATCTTAATATTTGCTAAAGCTTTATCTCTCTCTGCTGTATAGTGAGACATAACTGCTTCTAATATATGTGCTTTTATTGCCATTTTATTTCCTTTACCAATTTGTTACTTCTTCTACATCAGGTGTTCTATTTACCTGCGTAAGAAACCTTTTACCTTTCGCATAACTAAATACACGAAGTCCTTTACCTTCATTAACATCAGACCAACATAGTCTTTTATGAGAGCAATAAACACAACCAATAGCAAGCTTCCTATTGCCACTGCTTCCATCAGGAACATCAGAGTAGCATCTATCAGGTGGTCTATTTTCATCCAAAGTTTGTTTAAGATATTTAACCCTATCTTTCGCATTTATCATCTCCACAGAATGTACTTTTGTTAAACATATATCTCCATTTTGTTTATCTATAGCTAAAAAAGCTGCTTCATCTACACCATTACCTTCTGCATAAGCAGATATTTGAGGTATGTAACCAAAAGGGTCATCCATAGATAGTGTATTATTTTTAAATTTAAGAAAACTTTTACCAGATGCACTCTTACAATCAACAAGAACTCCATCTATAAAACAATCTTGATGTCCTTTTACTCCTTCTATTTCTACTTCTTTTTGTTGGGCACTAACTGTATGTCCTGCTAATTTTGTAAATAATATTAAGACTTCTTCTAGTAAGTGTCCATAGAAAAATTTTATTCTTAATGAAGGATTTAATTTTTTATCTTCGTGTTCTGTATGTTTATCATACCATAGTTGCCTAGCAGGTTTACCTATAGCTGATAACCTTAAATTTCTTTTAGGTGTATGTTTTTCATCTAACAATATCTTTATAGTATTAGCTACACCATCTGTAAAATCTTTTAGATGTTTATCTAAATCTTTTATATTATTTTTTTTATCTAAATCAAATAGAGAATATATATCTTCTACTAAAGTATCTATATTTTTTTTCATAAAATAAATATGGGGATACCTTTATGATATCCCCATAGTCCTTTCGTTAATTAAGAAGCAAAAGATACTTCAGCATCTTCCTTTGCTACAAATCCATCTGGTACAACATCAAACGCATCTTCCATATCATTTTGATAAGGAATAAGATTTGTAACTTGCACTGCACGTAAGTCTGCATTAGTTCCAGACCTACCTTTGTACTCCCAAGTATATGTAGAGTACAACACACTTACTTCAGAGCCATTACCAATTAAGGTATCTTTCATAGCTCTCTTTTGAGAATCCATTAGAGTTGGAGCTTTATTATAATCTCCATTCTTTCTCCTAACATTTCTCTTTATGCTAACAAAGTCTCCTCTGTCATCATTCTTATTCTTGATTGTAAGACCATCAGCTTCAGCAATCTTCTTGTTCTTCTCATCTAAGCTAACGTCTATACTCCAAGTACCATCACTATCGAATGTAGTGTTTGGATTTATTAATGAAGCCCAATAGGCTTTTCCCTGTATTACGGACATTTATTTGTCTCCTTTCATAGTTAAAAATATAATTATAGCAAAACATATACAATATGTCAAGCACTTTCTTTAAAAGCTTTTATTACATCAGAAGAAAAAAGCTTTTGTATATTTAACAAATACATACGAGATGCATTGTTATCTCCCCCTGATACTGATTTTTTATTATCTAAGTTTTTAATTATCTTTCTTAGACTATCTGTTTTAAAAACCAAAGTAGCAAAAGTTTCTTCACCGATACAAAGATTGTGAAACCAATAGTCAGATGTGGTGGCATCAATACCACTAGGTTTACCATAGCATTGATACTCTATTGCAATATTACCTGTTCGCTGCCACATATCTCTTTCAGATTTAACTTCAATCTTTTTATCTTGTAACATAGATGCTACATTCTTCTCTCTTACTTTTCCATATTGTAAATCTATATCAAACTTTTTACGATTTTCAATACTTGGTTCTAATGAGTTTCTGCCCATGTTTTTCCTACCTTATGTTCGTTATCTAATGGACAACGCATTTGTAATTGTTTCTCAGTATCTTTCATAGCATACTTAGTTATCTTACAAAATGCCTGCACATCTTTGTTTACAACCTCAAACTGATATTCATCATGAACACTAGCAACTAACTTTACATCTAAGTTAGAAGACGTAGTTCTTTTCATAATGTTTACCAACCACAACTTACACACAACTGCTCCTGCACCTTGTATTAAAGTATTAAGAGCAGAGTGTGGACTACGTGTACGCAACAACCTACCATCTATGCCTTTTATAACACCATGTTTTTGAGCAGTATTAGTTACAATATCACGTACACGTTTAAGGGATGGCATACTTTTTAAGAATCTATCTATCAACACCTTTCCCTCTTTTGAACCTCCTCCTACTATCTGACCTATCTTAGCAGGACCTGCACCATACATAAATGCATAAATAAAAGTCTTTGCTTGGTCTCTATCTGTAAGACCTGCCATATTCATATTATGAGTATGTATGTCTCCAGTTAGTAGGGTATCAGTAAACTGTTTATCATTCATTAAGTGAGCCAAACATCTAAGTTCTAATCCACTAGCATCTGTTCCCACTATGGAATGAGTATGTATATTACCTACTGTCCAACACTCTCTACATTCTTTACCATAGGGAGACCTAACAGCAGGTATCTGAGCCATATTAGGACTATTGTGTGCCATTCTACCTGTTATAGTTTTCAATGTCATTACTTTACCATGCACTCTACCAGTTTTATCGTTAAATGATTCAATCCATGACTTGATTTGTGCAACACGTTTTTGTAATAAAAAGAACCTTGAAAACTTTTTAGCTTCAGGCATATCAATAGTATCTAATACATCTTCATTTACAATTACACTACCTTTATCTGTAAACTTTTTAGGTTTCCAACCTATAGCCATAAGTCTGTTAGCTATCTGTTGTCTAGAACCTATATTAAAAGGTATGTATTTGGTCTTTGTTTTTAGTTCTACTTTCGTAGGTTCAAACCTTTCTATTGCCCACTTTTCTAACTGATTAGCTTC